GGCCGCGTGGCCACGGTGAACCGCACCTGGTACCCGGGGGACGGGAAGATCGACCATCTCGAGGTGTGGGATTACATCAAGAGCACCGCGACGGCGCTGGGCCCGCGGTTCCGGGGACTTGTCTACGACCCGCGGTTCTTCGAGCTACCCGCGCGGATGCTCGAGGAAGAGGGCTTCCTGGTCATCGAGTTCGACCAGTCTCCGGCGAACATGACCCCGGCGTGCGGGCTGGCATTCGACCTGATCATCCGCCAGCAGATCGTGCACTCCGGTGACCCGGACGAGGCGCGGCAGGTGAACGCGGCGGTGAAGCGTGAGCAGGAGCGTGGTTTCACTCTCAGCAAGGGCCGGTCGCGGATCCATATCGATGCGGCGATCACGCTGTGCATGGGTGTTGACGCGCTGGCGCGACTGACGGAGGAAATCGACCCGCTGCAGACGATCTGGTGATCCTATGTGCAGATCACATCGTGTGGCATTATCGGTGCAGGTGATGACAGGAGGTGGCGTGGCTGCTTTCCCGGTGCCCGCGAGTGTGCGGCGGCGCCTGAGCGGTGACGGCGCGGCGGGGAACCTGGCCGAGACGGCGGGGACGGTGATCGGGCGGTTCCTGTCGCTGCTGCCGCTGGTTCCTGGTGTGGCGGGCGCGGCGATGTTCTCGGTCGCTGCGGGTGAGTTCGCTGGTCACGTGTTCGGTCATGGCCTGGCGCCGTGGGTGGGGCTTGGCGCGGGCGGCATGTTCGCGCTGCTGCTGGATAGGCGGCTGTGATGACCGATCCGCTGGCGGAGTACTTCGCCGCCCGCGCAGACCTCCGCCTCCCGTTGTTCGGCACCAAGGAATGGTTCGCCGCGCAGGTCATGGGCAGCTCGCCGGAGCCGCCCCCTGGCGGCTTTCTCGTGCCGCCCGGCCTCGCGCTAGAGCTAACCGGAGAAGTCGCGGAAAGCCTCGAAGGTATCCGTAAGATCTACGGGCAGATCGACGTGGCGGACGAGCTGCTGAATCCACGTTCGCGGCCACCGCTGCCGTGGCGCACACGCCTGCGGTACAGGATCAGCGACTGGCGCGAGCGTGTCGCGGAACGCGCCTACGAGATCATCGCCGGGCACAATCTGCCTGAAGCTGAGGACTGGTTATGGCCGTCTTCGCCCGGCCGCGCGTCGTGCCCGGCGAGGTGGTCCCGGGGTCGTCGTCGTACTCGTTCTCTGACCGTTTCGAGCGCCGCGCGCTGACGTTCCTGGCGCCGCCGATCGGCGCGTACACCGAGGCGATTCAGAATCAGTCGGAGGGTGACCCGGAGGGTGCTCTCAAGCACAGCGCGTGGTGGGCGTGTGCTGACCTGATCGCGAGCACGATGGCGATGCTGACCCCGTGGGCGTACGAGGGGCCTGGTTACGGTGCCGGGCAGGCCACGAGGGTTCCGAAACAGCCGCTGATCTTGCAGCAGCCGGGTTCGGACGCCGATATCTACGACTTCCTGTACATGGGCACGCTGAGCAACTGCCTGAAGGGCAACCAGTTCGGCCAGGTGGCGGCGCGGGACAAGCTGCAGCTGCCCACTCAGGTGGAGCTGGAGAATCCGGGCGTCGTCCACGTTCAGCGGCTTGGTGACGGCACCTATGAGTACAAGTTCCGCAACCAGCTGGTGCCCCCGGCGAAGCTGTGGTCCAGGCCGATGTTCCGGTTTCCCGGTTCACCGCTGGGAATGTCGCCGGTGGCATACGGGGTACACGCGACGCGACTAGGACTGTCGGCGGAGCGGTTCGGGACGATGTACTTCGAGGACGGCGGCCACCCGTCGGGCGTGCTGACGAACGACAAGATCGGCATGGTCAGCCAGAACGACGCGAAGACGCTGAAGCAGCGGTTCATGGAGGCGCTGCGCGGCAGTCGTGAGCCGGTGGTGATGGGGGGCGGCTGGAAGTACGAGAAAATCCAGATCGACCCTGACGAGAGCATGTTCCTTGACACGCAGAAGCTGTCCGACTCCAAGGTGTGCCGGTACATGCGGGTAGCGCCGGAGATGGTGGGCTGCGCGTCGGAGGGCTCGGCGATCACGTACGCCAATGTTGAGCAGAGGGCGCTCAGCTTCCTTACGTACACCATGTTCCGGTGGATCAAGAAGTGGGAGATGTGGCTCGGCCAGTGCCTGCCGGATGGCCAGTACGTGAAGTTCGACCTTGACAGCTTGCTCCGTGTGGACTTCCAGACGTTGTGGACGGGCCTGCATATGGCGGTGGGCAGCCGGATCATCACCCAGGATGAGGGCCGGGAGATCGTGGACCGCTCGCCGCTGACCCCGGAGCAGAAAGAGCAGATCGACGCGCTGGTGACGCCGCTGCCGCCGCCGGTGGCGCCCGTACGGCAGGGAGAGTGACCATGGAGTTCCGCTGGGACGGCCCGCAGCAGGTCAAGAACCTGGGCGACAACCCGCCGAAGTCGGCGATCAACGCGCTGTTCGCCATCCCCGGCGACAGCAAGTCGGACTCGTCGCTGCCGCACCACGACGTATCATCCGACGGCCATGTCGGCGCGGCGGACAAGGACGGCTGTATCGCCGCGATCTCGGCGCTGAACGGCAGCCGGGGCGGCGTGTCGGCGAGCGCGGCGGAGAAGAGCAAGGCTTACTCGCACCTGGCCAGCCACCTGCGGGCGATGGGCGAGACTCCGCCGGAGAAGCAGTTCGCGGCGCCGCGTCCCGGCCTTGAACTGCGCGCGCAGCGCCGCTCGTCGATGCTGCGCATACCGGAGCGGCTGTCGCTGCAGTTCGGCGCGTCCGGGCTGGAGATGCGCGCGAAGCCGAACGGGACGGGCGGGACGAAGTTCCAGTTCAACGGCTACGCCGCCGTCTACGACCACCCGTTCGACATGTGGGACTTCTGGGGCGATGAGTTCACTGAGATCGTCAACCAGGGAGCGTGCACCCGGACGCTGGCGAACAGCTGTGACGTGCCGTTCCTGATCGGCCACAATGACGCGGGCATCCCGATGGCCCGGACCAAGGCCGGGACGATGACCCTCGGCCAGGACAGCCACGGGCTGTGGGTCGATGTCCCGGAAATGGACGGTTCGCGGGACGACGTGCGCGCGCTGGCCAGCGCGGTGGACCGCGGCGACATGGACGAGATGAGCTGCGCGTTCATGGTGATGCAGCAGCAGTGGTCACCGGATTATGAGCAGCGGAACATCATCGAGATGGACCTGCACAAGGGCGACGTGTCCGCCGTGGTGTTCGGCGCCAACGACGGCACGGCGGGCTCGTCGATGACCGCAGTGCCTGCCGAGGCGCTGTCGCTGCGCCGCCCGGTGGGGATGCTGCGGAACCGGCGCGCGGGCGAGCAGCGGGGCGCGTTCCAGGTCGACACGACGGACGGCCCGGACTATGACCCGGCGCCGCACGCGGCTGCTGCGGGGCAGCTGGTGTGCCCGCACGGGTCGTGCACGGATGACGGCTGCGCGGCCGGCGCGCCGTCGTGCAACGGCGGGTGCCCGGTGACGGGCGGCGCGGTGAACGGCCCGGACGCCAGGTGCTGCGATCAGTGCGGCGGGTCGCTGTACAGCGAGGACGGGACGATCATCCTGGGCGATTCCGGGGTGCCGGAGGAAGTCGAGGGGGATGCGGCGATGGCGCTGGCCCGGTCGCGCGCTGAGCTTGAGCTGCGCCGTCGCCGCCTGGCGCTGGTCAGCGCGGCGAGTTGACCAGCGGACTTTACCCCGCTTATCCTCGCCTTGTTACGGGCAAGATCGGACAGTCCCGCTAGCGCGCAGGCCGCAGGCCCGCAGCTCCCCGGATACGGGCGGCTGCACCCGGCAGGTTCCCGCCCGCTGCACACGAGATGACGCGCCCACGTCGACGCATCTCGTGAAGGGGACGCCTCCCGTGGATGAGCTGATCCGCAAGCTTGAAGAGCGCAAGGCCAAGCTGACCTCCCGCGCTACCGAGCTGCTGAACCTCGCGGCAGGCCGCGAGACGCTGAGCAACACCGCCGACGAACTGGCCGAGTACGACCGGATAACCGGCGACGGCGACGACAACAGCATCGGCGCAATCGACAAGCAGCTGAAGCGGATGCGCGAGCAGCGCGACCGCGAGGCGACCGCCGCGCAGCTGCGCCAGGGCCAGCAGGGCACCGAGAGCGGTCGCGCCAGCGGCATCCAGGTCACCTCCGAGCCGACCACGTACGGACGCGGCGAGGGCACCTCGTACTTCCTCGACCAGGCGCGGGTAGCGATGGCGCAGGCCGGTCAGTTCCAGTCGAAGTACCTCGACCAGGCCATTGAGCGGCAGAAGCGGCACGCACAGGAGATCGACAAGATCATGCCGGAGCGGCGCGCGAAGGTGGCGCAGCGCGCGGCGAAGGCGTACGAGGAAGCGTTCGCGTCCACCCCCGCCGACCAGCGGCGCATGTCGCAGATGCAGCGGGCGGGCATCTCCCCGTTCGAGCGGGAGAAGCGCTACATCTCCCGCACCGACGGTCAGGGCGGCTATTTCGTGCCCCCGCTGTGGCTGATCGATGAGTACATTCCGTATCTGCGCGCGGGCAGGGTCTTCGCCGACATGTGGCGGGGCTTCCCGCTCCCGGCGGGCACCGACTCGATCAACATCCCGCGGGTAACGACCGGCGCGGCGACCGGCCCGCAGACTTCCGACGGCGGCCCGGTGCCCGGCAGGGACATGGCCGACAACTTCGTCAACGCGATCATCCGGACCGTGGCCGGTCAGCAGGACGCGGCGATTCAGCTGCTCGACCAGTCACCGATCGCCTTCGACGAGATCGTGTTCGGCGACCTGATGGCGGACTACGCCATGCAGCTGTCCGCGCAGCTGATGATCGGATCGGGCACGAACGGCCAGCTGACCGGTCTGTTCTCGGCCGGGACGCTCGGCAGCAGCAGCGGCGGCACGACCAGCGGCTACGTCGTCAATGACACGGCGGACGCGTGGACCGCCGCGGCCGGGACGGCGAACTTCTATCAGTCCGCCGGGAAGCTGATGAGCAATATCGCCAGGAACCGGCTGCGCCCGGTGACCGGTGTCATCTCCAACACCGCGGTCTGGTACGCCTACTCCACCTCAGTGGACGGCAACCAGCGCCCGCTGGTCGCCGTCCAGCAGCAGGGTCAGTTCTTCAACGCGGCGGGTCAGCAGGACGGCGGCCTGGCGGTTGAGGGGCCGGTCGGGCACATCCTGTCGGCGCCGTGGTCGATCGACCCGAACATTCCGCTGACCTTCGGCGGCACTACCGCTCCGTATATCGGGGCGGTCAGCAACGGGAACACCGCCGCCTATCCCGGCCTGGGCGGTAGCCCGGACTTCACGCCGCTGATCGCCGCGGTGTGGAACGACCTGTACCTGTGGGAGGGCGAGCTGCGCTCCCGCGTCCTGTCCGAGGTGCTGTCGGCCTCGCTGCAGGTCCGGTTCCAGGTCTACGGCTACGCCGCGGACATGCCGAACCGCTACCAGGACTCCAGCGGCAACCCGGTGTCCTACGGCAACTACAACAACGTGGGGCACACGGCGGCCAGCGTCGCGCTGTCCACGACCGGGCTGCTGTCCGGCTTCTAACCAACCATCTGACCCGGAAGAACCGGAACTCTGACCCGGAAGAACCGGGCAGGAAGGCAGGACGCAGATGTCAGACCTGGGAGCAGGACGGTACCCGTTCGCGGAGGAAGAGTGGCTGTTCGACGGGCAGCCGTACCCGCCCTACCGGCGGTCGCTGAACCGCCGGGACCTGGCGACCGGCTCGACCGGCGTCACCCTCTCGACCGCCACGCTGTACTGCATCGCGGTGCCGGTGCAGGCCGGTGACATTTTCAACTACGTGTCGTTCGGGGTGGTCACCGCGACCGCCTCGGCCGCGCACTCGTGGGTCGCGGTCTACAACGGCGTGAAGACCGGCGCGGCGCTGCTCGCTCAGTCCACCGACGTGACCACCGGTTTCGCGGCCGGGGCGAACAAGATCACGCTGAACTCCGAGATCGCGAACAGCCCGACGGTCGGCACCCCGCAGGGCCCGTCAACCGCGGCCATCGTGGCCAGCGGCCCGACGATCTACGGCGTCGTGCTGTACGCGACAGCCGGTTCGACTGTCGTGGACGGCACCTACTCGGGCGGCGGCGTCGCCGGGAACGTGATCATCACGGGCCAGGTGCCGTTGCTGACCACCGCGTCCCTGTCGGCGACGGCGACCGCCCCGGCGGTGCTGCCGACGATGAGCAACGCGACGAAGGCGACGTCGATTCCCTACGTCGTCCTGTCGATGCAGTGACCGACCGCGCGGTGATTCTCGCGCGCCTGGAGGCCGAGCGACGGCAGGCCGAGGGCTGCTTCGAGCATGATCGCGCGGCCGAGCTGCGCACCCAGATCACGCGGCTGTCCGCCGGGACCGCCGTCAACCCGGCCATGGAGGCAACAGATGGGCATCTCGCAGATGCTGACCGACGTGAAGAACCACCTCGAGCAGGGCGCGGAACTGGTCGCAAGCCACCTGCCCGTCCTCGTCGAGTGGGCGGAGAAGGCTGAGGCTGACCCGCTGGTCCAGACGGCGATCGACCTGGCTGTCCCGCCGTCCACCCGGACGATGCTGGCCACCTTCCTGAAGGCCGTCGAGGCGGACGTGACGCAGGCGCAGGCCGCCGCGGCGGCAGCGGCTCAGGCCGCGCAGCAGCCCGAGACGCCGGAAACGCCGGAAGCCCCGGCTCCGGCCTGACCTGACGAGCGCGAGAGAAGACGAGGGAGGTGAGGGGCGGTGCCCGCGGCAACTCCGTGGTATCAGGGCGCGGTAGTGCCCCTCACCTGGACGAACACCGACACGGCAGGTGACCCGCAGAACGCGGCGACGGTCACGCTGACCGTCACGCTGCCAGACGGCAGCACCGCCACGCCGACGGTCACGAAGACCGGTACCGGCCAGTACACCGCGACGTACACGACGACGCAGGCCGGGCACCACCTGGTGCTCTGGGTGGCCACCGATACCACCTATCCGGGCGCGTTCGCGGACAGCTTCGAGGTTCAGGCGCAGTCCGATCCGACGATCGTGTCGCTGGCCGAGGCCAAGGACATCCTGCAGCTGACCGGGACGACGCAGTTCGACGCCCGGCTGCAGGGCTGGAACGGCTCGGCGACAGAGGTCATCGAGTACATGTGCGGCCCGGTCGTGCAGCAGACGGTCACCGAGACGCTGCCCGCCCGCGGCCTCGAAACGCACCTGAGCAAGCCGCCGGTGCTGGAGCTGGTCGCGTGGACCGAGGTTCCCGCTGAGCTGGCGAACCTGGGCATCACGGTTCCGGTCCCGGCGTCGCCGATGATCCGCACCCGCGTCTACGGGATCGAGTACCCGATCACGGAGCTGTACTGCGACCCGCGCCGCGGCGTCGTCACCAACACCTCTGGCCTGCCGTTCTACTACTGCTCGTACGTCTGGCAGTACCAGGCGGGCCGCGTGGTCATCCCGTTTGCCATCTATGACGCGGCGAAGATCATCCTTGAGCACCTGTACCAGGTCTACCGCGGCGGCACCGGCGCGCAGGATGTCGCGGCGGGTGAGTCGACCACAGTCCTGCCGGGGTTCGGGTTCGCGATCCCGAACCGGGCGCTGCAGCTGATCCAGCCGTATTCGGCGCCGTCGCGGATGGTGGCGGCGTGATCGGCGTCGCGATAGCCGCGCTGGCGATGTTCGGCCAGGATCTGCTGTCGACGTGGCTTGTGCAGGCCGAAGCCGGGTACCGGCCGGTGCTGTCCGGGGTGCTGGACACGCTGAACTGGCCGATGGGCATGGCTGTCACCTACACGACGGTGACGGCGCTGCAGGGGCATGAGCTGGCGCTGAAGATCGCGGTGTGCGCCGCGGTGTCGGCTGCCAACTTCGGCGGCACGACGAGCGCGGTGCGGATCGGGAAGCGGCTGCGCGGCCGCCCGGTCGTGTCGTGCTGCCCGCACTGCCCCGGCGGTGCGGCATGACGACGACATCGCAGGTCCCCGCCGTCATCGACTACCTCGTCACCGCCTGCCAGAGCTCGCCGTCGCTCGGCCAGGCGACCCCGCAGGTGTACGTGTTCGACGGGCCGCAGCCGCCCGCGGCAACCCAGTCGCTTGAGCAGGTGCTGTGGATCGGGTGTGACCCCGCCAACCCGGATGCGGTGCTCGGCGACTCTGTCCAGTCGTGGCCGGTGCTGGACCACGCCCGGACCAGGGACGAGGACGGCACGGTCGCCTGCGCGGCCCAGCACTGGTCCGGTGACCCGTCGGTGAAGACCCACCGGGACGGCGCGGCGGCGATCATGGCCGCGGTCGAGCTGCTGCTGCGCGGCGACCCGGCCGCGGGCGGTCCCGGTGACGCGTCGATGGGCGGCCTCGTCCTCTGGTCCGGGGTGGACGCCGCCGAGTGGTACCCGCGCCAGGTGGCGGGCGGGACAGCTGTCCTGGTCGTCTTCAAGATCATCTACCGCGCCCGGCTGACGACGAGTTAGGAGCAGGTCATGCAGGTCAAGTGCATCCGGGCGTTCGGGCATCACAAGCCCGGCGACCTGGCGGAGGTGCCTGACGGCGCCGAGGTGGACCCGTACCACTACGAGCCGGCCGCCGCGCCCGCGCCGCCGGATCCGCCGAAGTCCCCGTCAGTGCCGCCCGCGGCGCTTCTCACCCCGAAGGAGATGTAAGCCATGGGCCTGGCATCGGGTCTCGCCTCTCAGTGGTGCGCTGTCGATGAGGGCACCTACGGTGTCTCGCCGACGCTGACCGGCGCGCCGTTCACCATCTTCAAGAACGACACGCTGGAGCTGAAGAAGACGACGAAGGAGGGGACCGGGATTTACGCGGGCGCGCTGGTGGCGAAGGCGGCGCGGCGCGTGGTGACCGAGTACCGGGTGCAGGGCGGCACTACCGGCGAGCTGCCCGCGCAGGGCCTGAACAAGTGGCTGTACCGCATGTTCGGCAGTTTCGGGCAGACCAAGGCGGCACTGGCTGAGGACGGTTCCACCGGCGCCTACTCGGCGGTCCACATCCCGGGCGCGCTTGAAGGGCACACGTTCGCGCTGCAGAAGGGCGTGACCGGCATCGACGGCACCGCGGTGCCGGAGACCGAGGTCGGGTGCAAGGTCTCCGAATGGGAGCTGTCGGCGGCCATGGGCGAGATCGTCAACTGGACGATGACGATCGAGGGCCGTAACGAGCTGGCCACCGGCGGCCCGGCTGACCCGCTGAACGGGTCGGTGCCGTCGCTGGTGTCGTACGCCGCGCCGCCCGGCGGTGTCTTCTACTGGAACCTGGGCCAGGTCTACTACGGCGGCACGCCGTCCACTAGCGGCGGGGTGACATCGCTGAGCTCGCCGGCCGTGGCGGGGAACATCAAGAGCTTTTCCGTGAAGATGACCCGGCCGCTGGACCTGGAACGGTTCTCCCCGGAGCTGGCGGGCTGGCGGAACGAGCCGCTGCAGAACCAGGTGCTGCCGGTCACCGGCCAGATCGTCGTGGAGTTCAAGAGCTCGACCGCCTACTACGCCGCGTTCTCCAACGACACCGCGACGGCCATCCAGCTCGGCTTCACCGGGCCGGTCATCGGCACGGGCTCTGATCATTCGTCGCTGGTGCTGCTCGCCTCGAATATCCGCCTTGAAGGCGAGTCGGTCAAGACACCCGGGCCCGAGGTGCTCACGCAGACGATCCCGTTCACCATCCTGGACGACGGGACGAACAACTCGCTGCAGGCCACCTACTGGACCGTGGACGCCAGCTGATGGCGGTCCGCAGGCCGCGCAGGGCCCGCAAGCCGCGGTCGCCGCGGTCGCCGGGTGAATACCACACGACGACCGGCGCGGCGGGCGGCGGCCGCCTTGAGGAGGCGGCGGAGGAGATCGCTGACGGCGCGCGGGAGAACGCGCAGTGGAGCCGCACGGTACCGGCGTCGGTCGGGGTGGAGATGCAGGGCGACAGCCTGGCGGTGGTGTACGCGGACGCGCCGGCCGCCTACCCGGCCGAGACGCGGGCCAGGCATCCGCTGTTCGGCAACAGGCGCCACTGGTACGGGCCGCCCGGCGAGCGGTTCCTGCTGCCCGCGGTGGAACAGCGGGCCGGGGACGCGATGGCGAAGTACGCGCAGAAGGTCGACGACATGTGCAGGGAGAGAGGGTTCAGTTGAAGATCAGGTTCGAGGACCGCGAGTGGGACTTCGACGAGGACGAGATCGACGTCAGGCAGGCCACTGTCCTGTACCTGACGTACAAGATGACGCTGCGGGAGTGGATCGAGGGCGTCAGCCAGGTCGACCAGCGCAGCCTGCACTTCACCTACTGGCTGATGCTCCAGCAGAACGGCGTGATCAAGCCGATCGCCGACTGTAACCCGAAGATCATCGCGTTCGGCGTCGCCTACGGCGATGCGCGGGAAGAGCAGCTGGCGGAAGAGCACGGCCACGCCGGGCGGCGGTGCGTCCCGGACAAGGACGGCAACTGCCAGCTGGAGCAGCAGGCGGCTGAGCCGGGCCCTACGTCCCCGCCTTCGACCAGTCCCGGTCCTGCGTCACCGGAGCCATCGACCCCGACGGCTCCGGCCCGGGCACGCCGCGCCCAGACGGAGGAAGCCACCGGGTACTGACGGCCCCTATACCGAGGCTGCGCCGTGAGTACCTGTTCCCGCTCGCGAAACTGTGCAACCTCGGCGCGGCTGAGGTCGACACGCTGCGGGTCGCCGACTTCGCCGCCTACATCGACGACATAGACGCCTACATCGCCCAGATGAAGAAGCCCGGCTAGGAGGTGATCCCCGGTGGCCAGCGGAACGCTCGTCAAGCGCGTCATGGTGCAGATCCAGTCTGACGACGGGGACACCGAGGAGAAGCTCGACCGGATCACCGCCAAGGCCGACGAGCTGAAGGAAAAGCACCCCGAGCTGTCGGTGAAGATCGATACCGCCGCCGCGTCGGCGAAACTGGCCGTGCTCAGGCAGGAGCTGAAGGACGTCTCGGCGGACTCCCCGGACATCAAGCCGAAGGTTGACGACGGGTCGCTGGCCGCGCTGAAAGACAAGCTGGACAGCGCGTCATCACCGCAGGTCAAGCCGAAGGTCGACAGTAACGCGGCGAGGAAGGCCGGGCAGCAGGCAGGGAATGAATCCGGTTCCGGGTTCTCCGAAGGATTCGGCCTGCAGGGATACGCGATCACGGCGGGGATAGTCGCGGCGATCGCCGCGCTGCCCGCGATCGCCGCGTCCGGCGGCGCGGCGGCCGGGATCGCGCTCGGCGCGGCGCTGCTCGTCGGCACCAGCACCGTCAAAGGACCTTTGTATTCCCAGTTCCAGTCGATGACGTCGGGGCTGATGTCGGTGCTGCGCGTGTCGGTGCTGCCGCTGGTCCAGCCGCTTGCTGCCGCGTTCGCGCAGGTCACCGCATGGGCTAAGGCCCTGTACCCGGAACTGCATGCCGTCTTCGGATCACTGGGCCCGCTGGTCGCGCCGTTCGCGCAGGGGCTGGAAGGGCTGGTGTCCGGGCTGCTGCCCGGGTTCCTGACGCTGATGCGCGCCGCGGCGCCCGCCGTGCAGGCGGTCGCGTCGGTGCTGTCCGGGCTCGGCGGCTCACTCGGCGCCCTGTTCGCCCAGCTCGCCCCCAGCGTCCGCCAGTCGAGCCAGTTCTTCACCGGGCTCATGACCACTGTCCTGCGGCTGCTGCCCGTCATCGGTTCCCTGGCGCAGATCCTGTCCTCGCTGCTCGCCCCGGTCGCGCGCACCCTCGGCTCAACCGTGATGCCCGTCCTGGACCGGGCATTCGCCCAGGTCGCGAAGGCCATTTCGCCGCTCGCGGCGCAGATAGGGGAGCTGGCCAGCGCCGGGCTCACGGTCGTGGCGCGGGCCGCCGCCGGGCTGATACCGACGCTCACCCGGATGATCTCCGTCTTCGCTGCCGGGCTGGCGCCGATCCTGCCGCCGCTGACCAGGGCAGTGACCCAGGTCGGTAATGCCATCGCGTCGGCGATGAACCGGCAGCTGGTCGCTGTCCTGGCCCCGGCGGAGCGGGTCTCGGCCGCGCTGCTGACCATGCTCGCGAAGGTCATCGTCCCCAACCTGCCAGCCCTGGCCAACCTGGCCGCTGCGCTGGTCAAGGTGGGCATCTCGCTGACGCCGCTGCTGACGCCGACAGCCCAGTTCTCCGGGATACTGGCTAACCTGGCGGCCCGCGTCATACCGCCGCTACTGCCGCTGCTCACCGACCTCGCGAACGCGCTGGCGACCGTCGCGAACCTGGCAGCGGAAGCGGTCAGCCTGCTGTCACGGATCCCGGGCCTGGGCGGCGGAGGCGGTGCCGCGTACACCCCGGCGAACATAGCGGGCGCGGTCATGGGCGGCGTTAACCTGCCGCCAGGGCTGACCGGCGCCGGGGGTGCCTCGTCCGCGACAGCCGCCTACAACGCCGCCGCCGCGGCGGCCGGGGCCGACTACGGGTCGAACTGGGCCGATGGCGTCACGTCCGGCATGGTCGCCACGGCACAGAAGACCACCCGCCCGGCGGCGGCCAACATAGGGCTCATCCTGTCGCAGGGCATCCTGGCCGGGCTGACCGGCACCGCATCCCAGGTCCAGTCCGCGGTCTCCAAGCTGCTGTCAGCGGTCAGCACCGACGTATCCGGCAAGTACATCAGCCAGGCCGAGGGCACGTCGCTGTCCCGCTGGCTGGAAAACGACCAGAACACGCTGGAGACCCTGGCGAACCGCCGCCAGGCGGTCCTGAACCAGATCGCCGCGGCGCACGCGGCCGTCAAGAGCACCGCGTCATCGACAGAGAGCACGTTCAGCCTGACGGCCGCCGCCGGGTCAGTGACTTCCGCGCTCGGCGCCGGCGGGATCATCGGGCAGCTGCTCGGCGACGTCGCGCAGATCCGCGTGTTCAAGGCCAACATCGCCAGGCTGTCGAAGATGGGCCTGAACAAGGCCTACATCAGCCAGCTGATCGCGGCCGGCCCCGTGCAGGGCGGCCAGATCGCCGCCGAGCTCGCCGCGGGGAACATGGGCGACATCCGCGAGATCAACTCGGCCGAGTCGCAGATCGCGAAGGCGTCCACGTCGCTGGGCTACACCGCGGCCGAGGCGATGTACGACTCCGGGAGGCAGGCGGGCAAGGGGTTCCTGTCCGGGCTGCAGGCCGAGCAGAAGCAGCTCGAGGCCGCGATGAAGAAGCTCGCGGACGTGCTGGTGAACACGATCAAGAGAGAGCTGAAGATCTCCTCGCCGTCCCAGGTGGCCCGCGACCTGTTCCGCATGGTGCCGCGCGGCGGCGCGCTGGGCCTGGACGACGGTGCCAGCGAGATGGCGGCCGCGGCGGCGCGGATGGCACGGGCCGCGGTTCCCGGGTACGGCGCGGCGGGTTCGGGCGGCACGGCGCCGCGGATCGTGATCGAGCTCAAGGGCGACGCGGCGTTCAGGACGTGGCTGAAGAAGTCGATCCGGATCACGGGCGGTGACGTGACCGTGGTCGGAGCTTAGAGAGGTGAGTCCATGTCGCTCAATCTGGTGACGCTGACGTTCGAGCTTCAGGACGCGGCCGATGACGCGGGGACCGGGGGCGTGACGATCGCGCCGACCTCGGTGGTGACGGCGGCGGGGCAGACGGTGGTGTCGCAAACCCCCGTGGTGCGCCAGTTTTCCGGCGGCACGACGTCCGTTCAGGTGGTCGCCTGTGATAGCGAAGGGACGATTCCCGCGGCGGGATTCTGGGCGTACCTGATCACGCTGCCCGGCGGCAGCCCGCAGCTGTACCTGCCGAACTACTCCAATGGCGCCACGCAGCGGTTCGATTCGCTGACCCCGGTGGTGGCGCAGACGACGTACGGCCCGGCGGCGGCGTCGGGGGCGGTCACGTCGGTGTTCGGCCGCACCGGCACCGTCACTGCCCAGTCCGGCGACTACACGGCCGCTGAGACCGGTGCGCTGGCGGCCGAGGCCGACTCGACGAGCGTGCCCGCTGCCGCGCTCGTGCCGCAGGTCGTCACGCTGACAGGTACCTCGGTGACGCCGAACGCCGCGCTGGGCAACGTCTTCGAGCACGCGCTGACCGGTAACACGACGTACAGCGCCCCGGCGAACCCGGAGCCCGGCCAGACGATCACGATCTGTCCCAGGCAGCCCGCCAGTGGCGGCCCGTACACGGTGACGTTCGCGACCGGCTCGGCGGGCGACTACAGCGGCGGCAGCGGGACGATCCCCGCCGCGAGCACCGCCGCGAACGCCGTGGACCGCTTCGCGTTCACCTACGACGCGCACGCCGACGACGGAGCGGGCGCCTGGTGCTGCCTCAACTCCGGCGGCCTGGGGTACTGACGTGACCGCCGTCACCGACGTCTTCCAGCGGAGCAGCCTGGGCGGCCAGTGGCTCGGGTGGAACTGGAGCGGCGCGGTCCCCGCCGTCATCAACCTTGACTTGCTCGTCGGCGGCAACACCACCACGAGCGGCTGCACCTACAACGGCTCGTTCGGAACCAACCAGTACTCGCTGACCGTCATTAACACCGCGCCGTCCAGCGGGTTCGTAGGGCCCGGTGTGCGCCTGAGCCCGTCAGGCAACTCCGGCTACATCGGGATCTACTTCTCCGGCACCTTCTACATCTTCGCCGAGAACGGCACGACCAACCCGCCGGAGCTGGCCAGCACGTCCGGGACGCTGAGCAACGGCGACATCCTGTGCCTCGTGGCGAACGGCACGACGATCACGCTGTACCAGAACGGCACGCAGGTTCTCCAGGTCACTGACAGCACGTACAGCAGCGGCGCGCCCGGGGTGGTGTTCTTCAACGACACGAGCACCATTTCGTGGTGGTCCGGCGGCGACAACCTGGCATCCGGCGGCCTGCCGCCCGGTGTCGTCTCGAATTACGTCTCCACCGACGGCAACGGCACGCTGACCGAGACCGTGACCGCCTATGGCAACGGCGGGTCGGCGCCGGTAGCGACCCGCGTGCTTCCCCCCTCGTCGCCGTCGTCCGCCTATCCGCACGCATTCCTGATCATGCTGCCGGTCGAGGCAGGGCAGGCCACGGACTTCGGCGACCCGATCGCGACCGCCGTGGCGCTGAACGCCGCCAACGACTACAACCTCACGCTGGTCGAACCCGGATACGCCATCGCCCCGTGGTACATGGACAACCCGGCCACGGCGACGATCAAGCAGGAGACGTTCCTGGTCAGCGGGATCGTGCCGTGGGTGAAGGCGAATTTCGCGACGACCGGCCAGGAGAAGATCTACCTGATCGGGTTCAGCAAGAGCGGGCTCGGCGGTTCGTCGCTGCTGTTCCGCCACCCGGCAACCTTCGCCGCGGGCGCGTTCTGGGACCTGCCCGCCGGGATCACCGACGCCGAAGGCGACGACCCCGACTACTCGGGCAGCCCGGTCGGCGGCGGCCTGGGTACCGTCGTCGGCACCGACGCGAACTTCCAGGACAACTACCAGCTCGGCAGCACCAACCTGGCCGGGTGGGCGTCGAACTTCACCGCCGCCAGCCGGATCTGGCTCGGCGGTTACAACACCTTCCCGGTCGACGTGGCTAACTACCGCACGAGGCTCACCGCGGCGGCCATCCTCCACACCTACGCGCCGGTCTCCGCATCCTCGCACAACTGGGCGCCGACACCAGGATGGGTCGGCCCGGCGCTGGCCGCGATGATCCCCGCCTCGTCCGGTTCCGGGCTGCTGATGGCATCGGGGATCATATGACCTTCCCCGATACCCCCCTCGGCCTGATGGCCGAGCTGAACCTCAACGGCACGTGGACCGACGTCACGTCCTGCCTCGACCACGGGCCGGTCACGATCGGCCGCGGCCATCCTGACGAGTCGACGACCGTGTCGCCGTCGACGCTGGCGATGATCCTCACGAACACCACCGGCGCGTTCAGCTCCAAAAATCCCGTCAGCCCCTATTACCCGTACCTGGTGCGGAACACCCCGTGCCGGATCAGCATCCCCGCGCAGACCAGCTACATGCGCCTGGAAGATGACGTCGTCAGCTACGCGCAATGCCCCGACTCCCTCTCGCTGCACATCACCGGCGACACTGACGTCCGGCTCGATCTTCAGCCATCCAGCTATATCGACGCGGCGCTGTGCGGGAAGAACTCGGGCGGCACCGGCCCGTCATGGCTGTTCCTGCTGGAGCCCGACGGGACGCTATTCTTCGACTGGTGGGACAGCGGCGGGAACGCCCATTTCGCCGAGTCGACCGCGTCCATCCCGTGGTGGGGCCGCATCGCGGTCCGGGCGGCGCTGTCCGTCGCCACCGGCACCGTCACCTTCTACACCGCGCCGACGATAAGCGGCTCGTGGACGCAGCTCGGCGCGCCGGTATCAGGGACCGGCGGCGCGTCCACGTCCGTGTTCGCCGGGACCGCGCCTATCCGGGTCGGCGACAACTCCAAGGCGTGCAACGGCTCGTTCTTCGGGTTCCAGCTGTTCAGCGGCATCGGCGGCTCACTGGCCGCCTCGCCTGACTTCACCTCGCAGGCGGCGGGAACGACCTCGTTCACCGACTTCAACGGCAACACGTGGACGCTGAACGGCACTGCGGAGATCAGCGACCGCATGTACCGCGGCCACTTCGAGGCACCCGAATGGCCGCAGACGCAGGACCCGACCGGCAAGAGCGTCACCGTCGACGTCGCCGGGGGCGGCCTGCTGCGCCGCCAGAGCCAGCGCAACAACCCGCTGAACTCGCCGATGTACCGGGCATGGACCCGCGTCACCGCCGGTGTGCTCGCCGCGTACTGGCCGATGGAAGACGGGTCGAACGCGACACGGTTCGGGTCCGGCAACGGCGGCCAGGCGATGTACTTCGGCGGCGGCGCGCTGCCGCAGCTGGCCGCGAACAGCGACTTCACATGCTCGGGCGCGCTGCCCGTGATCAACGGCTCGGCGTTCTCCGGCCAGGTCGCCTACAGCGGCACGTGGACCGACAACCAGGCCGCGTTCCTGATGGAAATACCGTCAGCGGGCGAGATCAACGGGGCGGCGATCGCCACGATCAGCACCGGCGGCACCATAGCCACCCTGACACTGTCCTACTGGACGGCCAGCGGCGGATCGCTGGAACTGACCGGGTATGACCACAACGGCAATCAGCTGTTCACGAGCGGTGTCGCCAGCGGCTTCGATGTCGACGGGCAGAAGCTCCTGACCGAAGTGGGCTTGCAGAACGCGGGCGGCGGGAACCTGACCTGGTCGATTCAGACTCTCCCGCCGGGGACCAGCATCGGCCAGAGCCTGACCGGCACCGTGTCCGGCACGATCGGCGCCGTCACCCGTGTCCAGCTCAACCCGTACAGCACCCTCGGGCTGCTGGCGACCGTGTTCGGCCACTGCGCGGTGCTCACGCAATGGCAGAGCCTGTTCACCCTCGACTCCTACACCAACCCGTACGGGCTCGTGACCGGCGCGCTGAACGCCTGGGCGGGCGAGCCCGCCGGGGTCCGGTTCCAGCGGCTGTGCGGCGAGGAAGGCATCCCGTTCCGCGCCATCGGCGACATGAACACCACCGTCCTGATGGGCGTGCAGACCGCCGAGACGCTCACTGAGCTTCTGCAGGAATGCGCCGACGCGGACCGCGGCGTCTGGTATGAGCTGCGACAGCAGCTCGGCTGGGGTTATGTCGCCCGCTCCGCCCTGTACAACCAGGCGGCACAGGTGACCGTCGACTACGACCAGGACCACCTGACGATGTGGGCGAGCTCGCCGGTTGAGGACGACCAGGTGATCGTCAACGATGTCACCGTCACCCAGAACGCCGACGGCACCTCTTCCCGCCAGTACGCCGCCACCACCCAGGCGATCACCGGCGGCCGCCTGTCGACCGCCGCGCCGCCGGACGGGGCGGGCACCTACGACCAGGTCTACAACGTCAACCTGTACAACGACGACGACCTTGACAGCGAGGCCGGGTGGATCCTGCATGTCGGCACCGTCGACCAGCCGCGATTCCCCGGCATCGTCTTCGACCTGACAGACCGGGACCTGCAGCCCTGGTGGTGGGACATCCTCGGCCTGGACCTCGGCCAGCGGCTCATGATCGACAATCCGCCCGCGTGGCTCGGACCGGACCCTGTCTCGCAGCTGGCGCAGCAGGTGACCGAGAACCTGTGGACCTACCAGATGGACATCACTGTGTGCGGCGTGCCGGAACTGCCCTACGAGGTGATGCAGACCGGATCATTCCACATCGACACTGACGGCACGACGCTGACATCGGCGGTGTCCTCGACGGCCACGTCGCTGAGCTTCACGACCGCCGCGGGCTACCCCCTCTGGACGACGAGCGCGGGCGACTTCCCCTTCAATGTCATGGTCGCGGGCGAGCTGATGACCGTCACGAACATCACCGGGGCGAGC